AATTGATTATTTGTTTGATTATTTGTTTGATTATTTGTTTGATTATTTAGAGGAACAATGTCTCTTAAAAGACTTTGAGCTTTAAGTATATCTCCAGAAACAAGTTGATTAGTATCTTTTAATTTTTCAAAAGTTTCTCTAAAATTTGATGGTAAAGCGGAGGCATTAGTAATTCCTTTATCCATTACATTTCTAAAGTTTGCTAATAACATACCATCATCCACCATCATTTGATCATCTAAATTATTGAAATTTATTTGCTGTTTAGTTTTATTTTTAGTTTCTTTTATCTCTTCAATGTTAGTTGAATCAGCACTGACCATATCCCTAATTGGATCTCTAAAATTAGGATCTATAAATAGATTTGGATCATAAGGTTCGCCTGGTGTGTATGGTGCCTCTTCTTCTTTTCTATCAATATTAAAAAAATCTAAAGTGGTGTCTACAACTTTGTTTTTAGCATTACCCATTGCAGATACAAAATTACCTATCATTGTTTTCTCAGCAATTTTTTCTGGTAATTCTGTTGCCATTAAATTTAAAGTTCCCATAAATGGAAATTTTTTCTTATAAGCAGCTCTGTTTTGAGGAGAGGCTTTAATAAATTGATCAATTTTACTTTGATATTGATTTGGTGCGGATGACAAATAAAAATCTGCAATAGCTTTTTCAGCTTGTGATAAAGCTCCATATCCTTCCTCTAACAATTTATCTCTAATGTGATTAAACTTACCTGTCCTTTTACCAAAATTTCTGTCTGGATCTATCATGTCAGTTCTAAAACCTTCTTGACCTTTACTCGCAACAATTTGATTTAATTGCTGTTCTGCATTTGATTCATTTCTTTCACGTACAATGTCTTGATATGCTTTGGTGTTTTCTAAACCAACTCTTCTGTTTTGTGTATTAATTACTTGCTGAGAATATTGTCTACCAAAATCCCCACCGTGACCCGGAGCGTGAGGCATGTTACACCACCATTTGTTTAGGTTTCTTTCTGTTCATCAAACTTGCAATTCCACCGTGTGCGGCGAACAACGGCAAGCCAACAGATTCTAACCTTTGTTGAGTTTGTGGATTTATTCCAGAACCCACAGGACCAGGCGTGCTTTGAGTTGTTGGTAAAGCAGAAACTGGTTGTATAATATCAGTCACTAATGAAGCGCTAGGGTCTGGTAAGGTTGTAGTGTCGTCTAAATTTATATTTATTAAACTCTCTGGTTCATCGTCAACTGTTATTGACTCTGCATCTTCCTTTATATCGTTTTGAAAATTTTCTAATTTTTTGATATCAGGATCGGTATAATTTTCGTTTGGCTCATCATTTTTATCCAAATCTTTTAACCATGGAAAAGTTTCATCTAAATTATCCAAATCAACGAATGCATCGTTATTCTTAACTACTTGTTCTGCTTGACCAATATCAAAAAAACCAGCAGTAACACCATCGTTTATTAATCTTGTAAGAGATCTAATATATAAATTAGAACCAGATTTAGACATTTGCATATTCATTAAATTATTAACAAATTTTCTATTTGAAAACATTTTAGCGACCGCAGCTGGTCCACCTAATATAGCTAACGGAACTACCGAAGCGCCAAGAGCACCAGCACCAACATCTCCTCCAGAGAAAGCAAAACCTATTGTTCCGCCAGTTAAACCACCAAGAGCAGCAAATTGACCAGAAAATAAAGCTAAACCTCCTTGTTGACGACCAATACCTCTTGATTGTGCTAAACTTAAAGATCTTAAATAAGTTTTTAAATTGTTTAAAGCATTTTTTCCTACTGTGTCACTAAACATTTCATCTAATACTTTTGCTTGTTTACCTTTATAACCTTTTAATATTCCTAAAACTTGTTTGGCATTAATCATGTCTGTCGTTGCATCAATATTTGGACGAATAATATCAAAAATAAATTGACCTCTAATTTTACTTTTTATTTGATCTGCAGCTTCTTGGGTAATTACTTGAGTTATTTTACCATCAGCGCCTTTAACTCCTTTTACGCCTTGTTCTAATAAATTAAAAAAACTTTTAACTCTTTTAGGATTACCACTATCAAATAAATTTTTATAAATAAATTTACTGACATCAACTCCTTCTTTAGATAATTGACCAGTATCGTCAGCCAATAAACCTGTAATAAATTTATGATTAAATGTATTTTTACCGTTTTTATATAAATCATTAGCATTTTCGTAAAGTTGCTTTATTAATTTAATTGCGCCTTGTTCATACTGACCAGATCTTTCTAAAAGTTTAATAGAATTAGCCATTTGTTGAGTGACTGTGTTTTGTAAAGCACCAGCTATAGCTCTTGATTGAGCGTCTGCTGTAGTCCCACCCAATTGATAAGCTCCAGTTTTTCCAAGTAAATAACTTCTGATATTTTTTGCAGTATTAAAATCAACTTTATCAGGTAAATCATTAATGTAATTCATGATATTTCTAATTGGTCCTTCGTTTGGAACAACATTAGTTCCATATTGAAGGTTCATTTGTCTTTTAAGAACTTTTTTTAATTTAGCGATATCAATAATTTTTGCTCTACCCCCAACAGTTTTTGCAACTTGTTTTTGAACTGCACCGTAAGCTCCGTCTATGGCTGTTTTGTAAATATCTCTGCCTCCCAAAATAAATACTTTTAAAGCATCATCTATATTTTCTTTGGATGCGTTTTTAATAAATTCAGTAATTAATTTTGACTCTGCATCAACTAAGGATTTATTAGCATTAGCAAAATAAGTTTTATTTAAATGTTTAATTAATTGATTTTGTACAGCTTGTTGACCTTCCTCACCTGCTTTTATAATTCTTCCTCCTCCTAAAAAAGATACCTCAGCAAAATTTTCTAACATATCAATTGTTTTTGACGATGATAATCTAGCTGGAGTTAACACTGAACCTCCCTCCATTGCTATTTTTAAAGCTGCTTGCGCTCCCTCCTCTAAATTTTCACCGTTTCTTCCTCTAAATAATTTCATTATTCTTTGTCCAAATATTCTTGAAAAAAGTTGATAAACTCCTTCCCCTGCCATTTCTCTTGCTCCGTAACCTAAAGCTTCAATATAACTGTCTGCGAACGGAGCTGAGCCACCAGTTCCACCAACAAAAGCAGCCAACATTTTTGCAATACGTGGATATTGTGTTGCTAAGGCAGATATTCTAGCTGGCAAACTAGCTTGACCTATAATTGGAACTAAAGTTGGTGCAATAATCCCACCAGCTATCGCTCCTATTTCTTTTTGTATTTCTTTATCACTTAGTAAGGCAATCGCCTTTTCTTGAGCTGCAAAGGCTTTTGCAAAATCCACATCGTTGAATTGACTGCCTTTTGCTGCTTGAACAGGATCTGGCGAAACAAAAATACTAAAAACTTTTTTGAACTCATCGAATTCTTGCTTTGAAATAGGTTCCATTGGAGAAGGAAAATTTCCTTCTTCTCTAGCTTCATTTACTGTGTTTTGAACATTTTCTGGCAACAAACCAAATCTTTCTAAATTTAAAATTTGTTGAGTTTGTTTCGACTCGTTTCTAATAGTTGTAAGTGTGCTAAATTCTTGTGACATACTAATTGCTCGGTACTAATGATTGTAAATAATCATTTATTACTTCGTTTTGTTGAATTCTTTTTAATAATCTTGTATCGACTATATCACTTAAAGGTATAATCGCATTCTCAACTTCATTAACACCAAAAATTCTTTCGGCAATAGCAGACTCACTATCATATGTTCTTTGATAATTATCCAATTGTGTAATATACATTTTATTTGCAACTTCTAAAAATTGTTGTTTTACGGGTGCTGTTAAAATAGATCCTGCTAAAATTTTATCTCTTAAATTAGCAAATTTTTCTGGAACTCCACCAGCTTCTGATGCAGTAGCAAATTCTCCTTCACGAACTACAGAAGTAGGATCTAAAAATTTCATATATCTAAATATAAAAGTTATATCCGATGCGCCAGAATTGTCGTCTGCAGCAATTTGTAATTCTTGTAACATATTTTGTCTTTCAACAGTATTTTTATAAATACTACTGTCCACCCATTTGTTTTTATAATCATTGACTTGTTTTATTTTTTGCCAATCTTTTTCTGGGTTATCAAGTTTGTATTGTAATGTCTCAGTTTCTAGTTTTAACTTTTCTAGTTCTAATTCTTTTTCTTGACTATAATTATTTAATTCAATTTCATTTTTAGAATTAGTAATCATTTGACCGTAATTTGTTTCTTGCAGTAGCTCTATTTCCTCATTTAATTTATCTAATCCTAATTTTTTTTCTTGAGGTAAATACTCATTCTCAATTGACAATTTTATGTTCTCTTGTTGTTTAATTAAATTGTCAATAGCCTTAGTTTGATTTTCTAATGTAAAACCTTCTTCTGCAAATTTATTTTTTATTGCATCATATTCATTTTCTAAAGTTAAGTTTTCTCCAGTTAATCTTAAATTGTCTATCTCTGCTCTTTTTTCTTCAAGTAAAAGAACATTATTTACTTTGTTAAAATCAAAAGTTTGCAGTTTTTCATTAATTAAAGCTTCTTTTTCTTTGACATCTAACTCTGCTAATTGCGCAGCAAATTCAGTTTCTATTGTTTTTCTTTTTAAATCTTGAATTTTTATATCAAGGTCCGTAGATAAATTTTCTAATTCTAAAACTTTTTCTGGTCTTGCAAACTCATTATTTATTGCTTTTTCTGTATTAGATAAATCTATGCTTTTAATCTCGGCAGCTAGCTTTTCTGGTAATGCGTTAATATTAATATCTCTAATTTGATTTTCTTTGATTGTTGCTTGTATTAATTCTTCTTTAGCGTTGATATCGAGTTGTTCAAGTATATCTTTATATTTTATTTCAATATCTTTTATTGCAATGTCCCTTTTTACATTTTCAGTTTCACTCTTAATTTTTTCTACGTTAGCTGAGGTTACAGCAACTGACTCAGCTGTATATAAATCTTTGTTGTTTTCTACTTCAGAAGTTTTTCTGTAAACAGCTTGTAAACTTTCATCTTCAGGCGTATTTGGATTATCTTTCAAATATACTTTCATTAAAGGATCTTCTACTTTTTTTAAAGCTTGATTAAGTGCTGCATTACGTATTGCAGCTTCATCTTTTCTATTTAATTTATCGTATGCTGTTGCTATCTGACCAACTTTTTGTGAACCAGTGGCAAGTATTTCTGTTAAAGGTGCTCCTTGTGCATAAGCAAAAGCTAAAGGCGCAACCACTTGTGTAAGCATTTCACCTTGCATTTGTTCTTTTCCCGGACTTTGCCCTCCTAATATTTCTTTAAATATTCTATAGTTTTCTTCATATTTTTTTTTTAAAGCTGAGTCAGTAGTGCTATCATCACTACTAGTGTCGGCAAACAAATCATAAAAAACACCTAGGTTTTCTGCAAATTTTCTATCCTCCATATCTTGTTTTGTTTCAACAGCAGACGGCATCATGTCTACGGCTCCAGACATCTCACCTAAAATTGATGAACCATTTTGTCTATTTACTATTCCACCATCTCTAAAACCAGGTATACCACCTTGTGCTTGTGGTGTAGCTTGTGGCATAGTCATTTGTGCTGGTGAAGACATCGCTATACCTGTAGAACCAGCCTCAGTGTCTAACATTTGCATTAATGGTTGTATTAAAGCTAAGACACTATCTGGAGTTTGTTCAGCATCTTTTTCTCCAACATACTGAGCAAGTTCATCTCTTCTTTGTTCTTCAGTAGCTGAATCACCTCTCGTAGAATTCATTAATTCAGAATAATCTTGAGCACCATCTATTTTTTGTTTTCCTTCTTCACCTTTCTTTACAATCTCAGATTGTTCTTCCTCACTAAAACCATCCATAATACCAATATTTTCTGCATTTACTTTTTCGCCTTGTTGAGGAGAGCCCTCTTGTCTAAATCTCATTTCTATATCTTTTAATCCATTAACTTCTCCACCTTCCGCAAAAGGTAATCTAATTCCAAATAAAGATCTTTCACCTGGCAATTCACCTTCTCTTTTTACTGCGTTTGTATCAAGATTTAATCTATTCCTAAATTCATCTAAACCTT